GGCCGGCGGAGTTTAGCTCCCTTGTCACAGTATCTGTTTTATTTAATCACCTATGTCTAATTGGTGGCACCGTGCATTTCCGCATGGGAGAGCAGATCAAAATATTAGACAATCAACTAACATGAAAAGATTAAGTAAGAATAGATTAGCTTTTATAGCTTCTTTAAACCTACAGAATCCTTCAAATCAGAAGATTGTTAACATTTGGATTAAATATGAAACCGCTATTCAAAATTCAATTAAGAATAATGGAAAACAGTACACATTAGAGCTTTATAAGAGTGTCTACGCATTTCTGCGTAACATCCTGCTAGAGCTTCCAACTCATCCCATCTCGTTCTGCAAAGTCGATTCTAAAGGGATCCCTAAACCATTGTGACCGTTAAGGTCTTTAATCAATGAGGATAGGAAATCTCTTCGTCTCGCACTAAGTATTGCACGATCGTACGAGCAAATCCGTTTAGATATTGATTATACTTGTCTAGATAGTGTAACTCAAGGTCATACTCCAGAAATGGAGAAGTCTGTAGAGTTCATTACTGGTAAGTTAAAAAGATTCTTAACACAATTTACTCGTAATCGAAAGTGATACTTAGGAACTTTGTCAGATCCTATACAACCCTGGTCAAAGGTGTTGACGACGCTTTCTAAAGGACCTAATGGTCCAGCAGTAGCATCGGCTCACTTAGACGCAGTAGCTGTTGTAGCTGATGAAGTATTGTATCCCGCCATATGTAAACTTAATCTCGCCCTAGGGCAAGAATGGGTTACACAATGGATGGAAGAACAAACTAAATTAGTTACAGCGAATAATACGTACTCTACCGGAAGGATTGGCTTTTCAGCTGAACCCGCAGGTAAGACGAGACTATTCGCGATAGGAGATTATTGGAGTCAATTATCATTAAAGCCTCTTCAGATTTCTCTGAATAGGACACTAAATAACATAAGTACGGATACTACTGCAGACCAAGATGGAGGTTTTAAAACCCTTCTCAAGGAATCATTAGGACATCCTACTTATTGTTTTGATCTCTCATCAGCTTCAGATCGAATTCCTGCAATCATGCAGAAATATAGATTAGAACTGATGTGGAATCAAGCTTTAGGTGATGCTTGACATTCAGTAATGACGGATCGGTCCTTCTATGTTAAAAATACAAAAGAATGATTGAGATGA